AGCCTTGGGGAAAAGCTACAGCACCTGTTGGATATTTATTATGCGATGGAACTGCTGTATCACGAACAACCTACGCGGAACTTTATGTGGTTCTTGGAGATACCTATGGAGCGGGCAACGGATCAACAACTTTTAATGTTCCCCAACTACAAGGTAAAACTCCACAAGGATACGATGGAAACACTTATAACCTAGCGGCAACGGGCGGTGCTAATACTGTAACCGTGGCGGTAACCAACAACCAAGCGGCAACTAATACTGTTACCAATAACCAAGCGGTAACGGTAACGGGATCTATTTCCAATACATCACTTACCACGGCTCAACTAGCCTCTCATGATCATGATTACGTAATATGGATCCAAAATACAGTCGACCCAGGAAGAGGGCCAGGGCAGGGGGGCCAAGTCGAAGGCTTCACACACCCACAAAGCCCACGGAACACGGAAAATGCAGGTTCAGGAACGGGGCACAATCATGCTCACACCTTGGCGGGAACACTGACAGGTACTGTGGCAGTAGCTTCTACACTTACAGGAACGGTAACGGCAGCGGGAAACAATACTTTTTCACCTTACGTGGTGGTTAACTACATTATAAAACACTAGGAGAGGGACTATGGCCACTCATATTGTAATATCAAATAACGACTATACTAACATAGATGATTCTTATATTATTAAATGGGCGGATAAGGGAAACGCCATGCCTTCACTAGAGAATACCGTTCATTATGTTTTATGGACTTCAGCACAGAAGGAAATTCAAACTAAGGTAGGGGACAGTGACCCCCCTGAAATGGCGGGGAATATTGTGTTATCAGATGTCGCTGATTCCGTGGGCTCCACAACAATTCAAGAATTATTAACTTGGAGTGAAACAAGGAAAAGCCAGATTCTCGAAGCTGTAATGGACTATGATAATGCTTTTGAAAATGCGGGAATTGCCTGGGTGGATGCGGGAAACTCAATAGAAACTTTTAACAGCGATGAAGCGCCTTTGGCTTGGGATTGGAATAAAACTTGGATTGATTACGATCCTCACTATTCATAAACTTCCTCTTTCTCATCAGCATAAGGACCATTTAAATCAACATAATGCACGAAAACTTGATGATGCCAATATTTTTTTGGTTGTTGAAAAATAGGCCTCCAATGCTCTATCTCTTCTCCTTTATAAATAACTCCATCACCTGACTTAATATTTAGGGGTATATTTTCCATGCAAAGAGGCCATTGATATTCTTTATTATGGTAAAAATATTTTAAAGTTATAGAAGCGCTTATTTCACAAGCCTTTCTGTCAGTATGTTTTTTTAATTCGGCTCCCCCTAAATAAAGTCTGCTATAACTGTATATAGGCTTTAACTTTAAATTAGTTTCTTTTTCCATAATGGGGAGTAAATGATGAAGTAAATGATAATAAATTTCTGAGTCCTTGGAATGCATTGAAAAAGCGAGAGGAACTTGACCATCTTTGGTTGTTTTTTCATAGTTTTTTAAATGCCAAGTAGAGATGTATTCTACCAAATCCATGGACAGCATGTCTTTAACATATACGTATTTATTTTTCATCCCCTAGAGGTGTCAAAAATTTCTTGAAAGGGAATATATGTTCTATCCATATATTCCCTCTTTTCCTCTGCTATTACGAAAGGAATGCTGAACGAGACTCGCGGACCCTCTTCATTCCTCACTTTATGGAATGTTCCTGGAGGCATATAGAGCAGATCCCCTGGTTCAAGAGTAAAATTCTTTTCTTCCTCTAGATACATTTTTTCATCTTTTTCTTTCAAAGCTAATGTCTCCTCTGGCATTTCTTTTACTATTTTATATATTTTCCAATGGGTCATACCTATTATTTGCATATAAATTTTATGCTGCGGACGATCTCGATGGGCATCATATCCTGTTGATGCCGTTTTTGGTGAAATATACAAGTGTAGATCTGCATGAGAATTAGTGAAAGTAGACTCAATTGTGTCTATGAGTTCAGATACTTTTTTATTGATTTGTGTTTGATTCATCATCATAAAACTATGTTTTTCTTCAAGTAATTTTTTTATAACAGACTTCTGAAGCGCCACTTGACTCCATGGTAAATTTTCTTGGATATAATAGTATCGGACGCCATCTTTAATAATTTGCATGGGGGAATTAATATTACAACCATTATTTATGGTAGATTCTATTTCCTCCAAAGTAATTAAATTAGAAAATTTGTCTTTATGTCCTTTTATAATAAAGGATTCACTGGTGTTGTATTTTAAAAGAAACTCTTCGAGTTTCATAGGATCAATTAGTTTTTTAAAATTCATTAGTGAATCCAAGTGATGACGGCATGTCGATTTCCTTTTGTAACAGGGGTGACTGCATGGGGAAAACAGAAATTACTCGGAAAAACAACAGCACTACCAGCTTTCTTGGGAACTATGTATTCTCCTCCGAAAAACGCAAAATTGCCTCCTTCATAATCATCATTTAAAATTAAAGAACAGCTTAAAACACGAGGAGACGTATCCGAATTATCAGTGTGTTCTTTATATTCTCCTTTTTCACTTCCCATGTATAAAAGATGCTCATACCCTGTGTCTGTAATCGTTAGTCCTGTGTAAAAATCTGGGATTTCCTTTTTATATTTAATAATAATTTTACCTATTATATTAAAAATATTTTTATCAAATTTCTTATCTAAGCTTTTCATATAACACCTCCTATACGCAGGATTTACTTTATCATATCCTCCCGTAGTAGCGGCTGAAAATTTAAGATCTTTTTGATTGACAATTTTTTCACATAACTTCTTGTCAATTACATTTTCGTAGCATCTCACAAAATCACTTAATTTTTTCATATATAGTTTATATTAATAGTTAAACGAACTTTTTTATCCGTGCAGTTAGTTGAATTGTGCAATACATTGCTTTTGAACAAAACAGCCGTGTTAGCGACAGATAGACACTTATCATTGATTACTTTTGTCCATCCATCACAATCATTTAACATATAAACACAAGCATTGCCTCTTTTACCGTCTATATGTTGTGCATGTTCTATAAGCTTTTGTGATGAGGGATATAAATTAAGTTTTACTCGTTGAACAACAATATCGTGATTTTCTTCTTTTTTTAAGGCACTAAAAATAGGTTTACATAGTTCAAAACCTACAGGGTCCTGTAGAATGTACTTCTCAAATATAAGTGAGACAAAATAATAATTTTTTGTATCCGCATCATCCACAACAAAATCAACATATCGCCACCTTGTATCGAATGACGAGGCATGATTATATAGATTAGTGTAATGGACTTTCTCTATAACGTTATTCAGTTTCTTCATTATTTAAAACTTTTTTTATTCCAGAACATTTTTTTATACCGATCCACAAACTTACTTTCCAGAAGTCGAAGGGTTTGACCATGGGCTACTTCCATTATGAAGCCAGACCATTTTTTCCATGACTCTCGTTTAAATGGCATTACTTGAACCATAGGCTCTCCTTTTTTCAAAAGGGTTTGCTGATTCCATTTTTTCCAATGAAAAGGAAAATTAATTACATTAATGTATGTATCCGTATCCACCACTCCAGATATGATTTCAAAACGTTCTTCTGTCCGATTAAGGGGTTGAATAAATAAACAGCTATATCCTGGTGGGGTTCTAATTAGCCATTTGTTATGAAATTTTCCCGCGTTTTCTTTCCCCTTGTCATCTCCTAACGGAAGTTGGGTTTTACTATGAAATCCCGCAGGTTCAGGTTCTTTGTTGGCAGCCATTATACTTAAATCAGTCTCCGTTGCATCCACAATATAATCTTGGTCAAAAGGAATAATATATCCAAAAGTTAAGGCATCTAAAAAAGGGATGCACGCCTTAACCGTTGGTTTATGTAGATCATTATTCGACATAAAATAACTGGCAGCTTGGGGATGTGGCCATATATTTTCATAATCTTTATCAGTGGCAATGAAAGTTATTTTCTTTTCAAACATTTTTATTCTCCTCCTTCTTTACAATAAAATTAAAGGACATGGATCGACGAACTTCTTTAGGGTCCTTGGTTTTAAACGGCATTACACAATGTTGGTGACGGGCGTGAAAGATATAAAAATCCCCAACTTTAGGGGCAACGTAATAAGTGGTGTTTCCTCCCATTATAAAACACAGCATTCCATCCTTGAA